TTATTAGAGTCATTGTTTAGTGATATACAGATGTAATTAATATCTAGAGATAATAGGAACCCAACTAGCTTAGAGGATAAAGATGTGCCGAATATAACTAGGCAGTTGTATATACCGCAGGAGTGTAAAGCAAGCATGTCGCCTATGCTCTCAACTAAAATTACACTTTTATTTTCTAATATCTTATTATAAAAATAAAGCTCTGAATTGACCTTGACATAAGTGGGATATATCCACTCGCTTTTCTTTCCAACAAGTTTCCATTTAGGTCTGCCGTCTTTGTTTAACATATCTCTACCGCTAAACCCATGTATCTGACCTACAGAATTATAGATTGGGAAAACATACCGTTGATACATGACCCCTTCTGTTGCTAGTCCGGACTTTAAGCTGACTAGTATAGAACTATCTATTCCTTTTTTGTTATAGAAAATATAGTGCGGAAGTAATTTGTTTAAAATTGATTCTGGGTAAATTTTTTCAGCAGCCATTTTGTCTTGGTGTTCGTGTTGGTTTTCTGTTGATATGCCAGACAGGAAATCTTTTAGGTCATTCGGGTCATTTGTTTTGAGTGTAGCTGATACCAGCTCTTTGAATGGTAAGCTTGCCCCACTGCTACGAACAAAGTCGGTCCATACTCCAGTATCTTTATATATTAATAATGCGGTTGGGTTTGTGCCTCCTCTATAGGCAGCATTGGTCCTCCAGTGGTTACCGCAATCCTTTAATTTGTAACCTAGTTTAATTAAGTTCGACTTGATTGTTTCTTGATTCGTCATAGGTCTAGCAGGTTGTCTGGGTCTGTGGTTGGAAGTTCTGCTCCTGCTTGTTGAATAATCATATCTTGTAAATCCCCCACCTCTGTAACATTAAAGTTTTCGATACTTAAATTGATGAAATTTCTTTTAAGACTACCATCTGGTAACCTAACTGGTTGGATGGCTCGATGGACATTTTTACCAAGATGTCTGTATTTAAAACATGAAAGCTTGTGTGTTCCGAAACCTTCTTCTTCCGCTAGTTCGTCCATAGTTTTTTGCCTAAGGCTAAAGAGGTGAGAGCTAAATTGAGTAATCCTGTCTGAAAGGGAGACTATGCTTTCATCTTCAACTAGGCTGTCTGCCCTGCGATTATTTGTTATTCCAGTCCTGTTGCTTTGGACACTTGTGATTAATGAAACACATGGTTCATCGTCGAAAACTAAATCATGTTGAATAAGTCTTTTTAATTTATCGACCATTTCGCCCACGATTTGCCATTCAGATTTATTCTTCATATCTTCTGATGTGGTTTTAATATAATCAAAGCTTAGTATCATTGGGTTACCTCTGCCAACATTTGAGTAATAAAAATGTTTGACTTTTTGTATCATTTTGTCAACATTCATGCCTCCTACATTTTCATAGTAGAACTGATAGTCTTTGATGATTCCCCATACTGATCTAATTTTATTAACAGTATCTTCTCCGGCTAATCTCCATTCACCTGTTTCTATTAATCCAACAGGAACCCCTGATAGTGCGGCACATTGTCTAGCTATGAGTTCGTTTTTACTCATCTCTCCGTTGTCTAAATGTAATACTGGTATCTTTTCTGATAAAGAAACTTTAGTACAGAAGTCCATGACGAATTGTGTTTTACCAACGCCCGATCTAGCAACTATAGTGGTTATGTTTCCGGGTCTTAATAAGGAACCATACAGATCATGTAGTCTATTATGTGGGCCAACCGGCCCAAAGTCAGTTACAATATTGTTGCCACGATATTCTACGACATCTTTCATCTCCTCGAAAATATTTTTAGGAGCGCTGGACTGATTTTCGTAAGAGCTTAGTGTTTTGTTATATATAGAATCTGAGGCCTCGATAATATCTGAAAAAGAACATCCTGATGGTAGTTTGTCCATCGCTTTACTGAGGGAGGCTCCTACATTTTTAATCTCTCGCCTGATTGATAGGCTCTTAAGCTCTCTAGCTGCGTCTAATAAGCTATCCTCTTTTATCATCCTTAGGGATAGGCCCTGTAAGAAATCTAAAATATTGATATTATCTTCAAAAGATATCCCGGATGTATTGATTTTTTCAGACAAGACAACCGGGTCTACTCCGTTGCCAGACTCATAAGACTTTTTTATGAAAGAAAAAACTGTTCTATTTAAATCTGATACAAAGTCAGATGGCGTTATGAAATTCTCTATATGTATAAATACAGAAGAATCATGTAGTAAGCCCGCAATTACTTGCTGCTCGATAGGATATGAATGCATATAACTATTTATTCTTCGAAGTCATCTTCATCTATGTTGCGATACATATTTTCAGATTCTTCGGATTCAATCAAGTACATTTCTAGGGACTTTCTTAGCCCCATTTCTATAATTTTGTTTTGTGTTCTGGTGAAAACTATGGGCTTCCCTTCTTGGTCTACGAAGGCAAGTATAAAACCTTTACTTTGGTTAGCATCTCCGCTGAGCTCAAACAGCTTCTCGAGGATGCTGTCTGGCATCATGAAGCTTTCAAGATTTTCTGGGTCTATATTTTCTGACATAATATGGATAGTTTAATTATATATACACTTATATGACTAAACCTAGTGATTTAAATAACTCTTCCGTGAGTTTATCTTTTGGATATATTTCTATCAGTTTGATGCCGTTAAGTTCGCAATATTTTTGTTTATCATTGTCTCTTCGTATTTGTCCTAAAAAATTGGATTTAGCTTTGCCATGAAAATAAGGTGTGTATTTAATGTGTTGCTGTCCTTGCACTTCTACGGCTACATTTTGGGAGGCATTAAATAAGTCGAATGACATTTTAGATCCAGCGAGAGGAAGCTCTTCAAACACCATGTCTTGGCTCCAATATTTTTTGAGAAAAGTTTTAACATTGTATTGAAATTTACTTCTGCTTTCTTTTTCCCAGTTTATTAAATATTGTTTAGGTTTCTTGAGTCTTTTTTGAGATCCCGTTAGTGTTTTAAATATCATTCTTTACAGATTAAGGTTTTAAAGTGATCGACTAGAAAAGAGCATAGTTTTGGGTTTGACTCTAATTGTGAATTTAGGTTGCCTTCTCCCTGTATTTTCTCGGGAAAGTCATAGCCTTCTTTTTGTAGAAGTTTTAAAAAATCTTCATCGCAGGAAATCCATGCACCTTTGCGGGAAATATAATCCCACATATAAAGCATATCAATGACCTCCCTTTCTACCCATATAGAGGTGCCGCCAACTCTACCGTACTTGATAGGGTACTCTAGTGTGTAGTTTGTTTTTTCATTTGGGGATTTTTTAACGGTAATCTTAGCTATGTGGCCAAGGATTTTATTCTTCTGTTGGTCTATAGGTTGTGTTTGGTTTTCAAGGATGAGATCTTTTTTAAATCTAGGCTCAAACTCTAGTATGTAATTAGCAAAGTGTAGAAGCGCATTACCTCCTGTGGCTGTTGTTTGCCTAATTGGTGCCTTACTGTATGGATCAAGTTTTATGTCCGCTCTAACCTGGGATATAAATATAGCCATGTGTCCTCTTTTGGCTAGAGCTATGCTCATTTTCTGCATAAATTTAGCGCCAAGTAATGCTCCTCCAGCAACCTTGTGGGAATCTTCGAAGCCTTTTTCTAGGTCGTCTTTCATGATTAAGCCGTCTAGAGAATCTAAAACAAAGCAATACCTAGTTTCTTCTGGGTTACGAGCAACTAAAACCCTCATTAGGTCGAGTACGGTTTCGTAGATATTACAATCAAATATGAAGCATTTACCTTCGTCCCAAGAAGACTCGTCGTATGTGAAGTCTATACCGCATCGAGCCCTCATTTCTTCGGATAGTCTGCCTTCGGCTTTTATGTAAACACCTTTTGATTGTGGTGTTTTCAGGAAATTCTTCATTACTTCTAAGGCTTCAGAGCTTTTACCCCCCTCATTCATGCCAGTAAAGCGATGTAAGCCTGGGCCAAATCCACCGTTTAGTTCAAAGTCTACTTTTAAACTTCCACTTGAAACTTTATACGTTACCTCTTCTTCAAAATTATAGTGATGCTGTTCGTTCTGTTTTAAAAACATTTTTAATGCATCTTTGCTGTCTAGTGTATCTGTTTTACTCATGATAGGAAATCTTTAATTGTTTTGGGTCTTGTGTTGGTCGCTATATCTTCTCCACACTTTTCTCCAAGCTCGTACTTTGGGGGCTTGGGTATTTTATAATTGAATAATTGATACTTTGCTTTCAATTCGTTAGCAAAGAAACCTGACTTTAGTAAAACCATACTATCAAGTTTATCATAAAAACTTAAACTTGTCCAGAACTTTTTTGATGGGTACTTTTCGATTAGGGTATTTAGGACTTTTATTTCTTTACCCCAGAAAGCTCGCTTGTTTTTGTCTGGTAAATTAATTAAACGAGATATGATTTGACGTTTTTCGTTGTGAGTCACGAAAAATATAATACTATGATAACATCAAAAAGTCAACAATAAATTGTTATTAGCTATTGTCTATATCGAATTTGACAAATTTCATTTTAGTTGCATAGTCGTCAGTTACCATAAACCAGCCCCAATTACCCGTGGATACATTCGTTCCGCCAGCATATGCTAATTTTCTGGGAGCATTAGGATCTTCCCATCTTATTTGTATATGGTTGGTGGTACCGCCGCCAGCACCAGCAGTGTGAACAATAGTACCTTCTCTGTAGGAGCTAGCTAGAGAGGAATCGTGTGTTCCATTGAGTCTTACGCCGGTTGTAGAACCGTAAACCTTCATGTAAAAAAAATGTGTAAACTGGAAATTATAGTTGTCCGCCTTAGTCCAATAACCTCCTGATTTTGTAAAATATGTTGTGTTATCATCAATAAATCCATATTTAATAATGGTTGAGGCACTACTCTCGTATCCGGTTGAGTTTTTAGCTACCACTTTATACCATGGTGTGTATGGATTAGATCCTAAGAAGTTTTCTATTTTAAAGCCGGTAGTTGAATAGTTGCTTGTGTCACTGGCTGGATTGCCTGAAGAAATGTGGGCGTTTGTGACTTGATATTCTGTCCCGTCATAGTGGACTATTTGTCCTGCAGTATAATTTTTTGAGGTAAGCCATTTAGCTCCTGACGACTGACCAAATCTATGCGAAAATGTTTTTGAGCTTGTGTCTTGTAAAACTGTCCAGTTGCTTCCCTGATCAGTAGAGTAAGAAAACTCGTAGCTAGTTATGGTTCCCCCGTTATTTGATACTGTTCCGGCGTCAGTCGCTGTTAGGGCAATTGTTATACTATAATGATAATCTTCATGGATAGAGTTGTCCTGATAGTCGTCCTCATCATGGGGTATGGTCTTCTCGTCGGGGGAGGAGACAGTATAACTATCAAACACATAATCCCCTGCGGATGTGCTTAATGATGGTGCATTTAGTGTTAATGCTTCAGCCGTTGTACTGGAGGTAATGTTTCTGGCTGGCATACTGAATGTATAGGGGCTTGTACGTTCAGTTCCATCAACTTCAAAACTTGTTAATGTATAGCCGTCAGATGCGGTAGCGGTAATTGTAACTGATTCCCCTGATTCAGCTGAGGTTTTTGTGCTTGTTAGTGTTGTGTTTGGTCCTGTATTTAAAGTAATAGTATAAGTAGGATTTGAGATACCTCCTCCTCCTCCTGAGGAGCTCAATATTGGACGTAGGCCTCCGTCTAGTTGGGTTAGGTCTAGTTCACTTTCTAGTCCAAAGTTGAATAATTTATTATTTAATTCTCTTGTTGTGTGGTTGGCCGCATAAATTATAGAGGTTTCATCTGTTCTTAGTGCTGCTATTCTACCCCTAAGGCTGCTCAATTGACTCTGTAGCTCAGAGGCTGTTCTGATTGAGTGTATTTCTTGTAGTAGTTTTGGAAGAGTGTCGGCCATAATATATTATACACTATCTCTGTTTACTTGGGACGGCATAAAAACCAACAACCATAAAGCAGAGGTCGATAAAAGAACTCAGCATTAATCCGCCTGTTAGAGTAACAACATCCCAATCTTTGCCGCCAAATATCCAACTGAAGAATCCCCATTTAGCACCATCACCTTTAGGGACAATAATATCATAAGAAATTGTGGGGTTATGGGCATAGTAAATCATTAAGTAACACATCGTAAATGTAATACTCATAAACAAAATTCTTCTTGTTACTTTTACAAATGGATCTTTTGCTTGTTCTTGCTGGTTGGATAATAAAGCTCTTAATGCCTCGTTATCTCTTGTGGCTAGCATCATTTGGTCTTGTCTTTTTTGTTCAAGCCAAGAATTTATTAGGTTGCATCCAAGTTTTATGCCAGCTCCTAGTATGGTATTAAGTATTGGGCCCATAAAGTATATTACACTTTAGAACTTATAAATTCCCTAATAATCTTTTCTTTCTTGCTTGATGGGGAATGATACCAAACCCAAGGATAACTCATTGTGATATTTAATATCTTTTTTTCTAGATCAGCTATACTATCATTTAGTGAATCTATATTTTTATAGCTAAGCTCGTTAATATTGATGTTTAATTTACTGGCTATTGATATAAGTTCTGCAGAGTCATTATCTTTTTTAGCTTGAACTGCCTTCTCTAGTAGGGGCCTGGATTCATCTGATTTTGTTAGGTCAGAGTGTGTCTTTTTGGCTATCTCTCTGAAAATATTTTTAAACTCACGATCTATAGAATGTTTTTTGTCTTCATTTTTTTTTGAAGTAAGATCTTCTAGTGGGTTTTTCTTTCTGTATCTCCTGCAAAATTTACCTACACTGTCACAGAAATCTACTACGGCTACATTAAATACAGACTCGCAGTATTCTAAATCTTCAGATAAATCCTTGCATTGGGACTTTAGTTTCCTGAGTAAAGATGACTTGAATTTGTCCAAAGATATTAAAAGTCGTCATCAAGAGATCCAACTTGTTGGTATTCTCTAACTCTTCTCTCAAAGAAGTTACCCATAGCTTGTACATCAACTACCTCCCCTAACCAAGGGAATGGGTTTTTGTCGCTTGGAAAACGATAGTCTAATCCAATAGCCTCTAGCCTTCTGTTTCCGATGTAATGCATATAGTCAACAAACATGTCAGCATTAAGGCCTAAAATTCCAGTAGGAAGAACATCGTGTGCATATGCAATCTCGAGCTCAACAGCCTTCTGTATGTGAGATACAAACTCATCTTGTATTTGCTTTGTCCATATCTCTGGATTCTGTTCAATTAATGTATTAATTAAATATGTGCCAAATGCTATATGGGAGCTTTCGTCCCTAAGGGTGTATTTAATCTGATCAGAAACTCCTTGAAGTTTATTCTGACGGCCAAGAGCAAGAAGCATAGCAAATCCACTAAAGAAGAATGTACCTTCGCATACAATCCAATATGTGAGAAAGTTTCGAAGTATTTCTTGCTTACCTTCAAGGCTTGTATGTTTAAAGTCTGGGCTAGTAATATCGTTTGTGATGCTCATAAGGAAATCATCTTTAGCTTTAATGCTAGGGATGTTTTCGTATGCAGCATAGACTTCGTCAATATCTAAATCCAAGCTGTCGCAGATATAAACTATAGTAAGGTTGTGAAGGCTCTCTTCAAAGGCTTGACGAAGAATATATTGGCGGCATTCAGCATCCGTGATATAACGGAAAGCAGAGAGCAACAAATTGTTACCAACCAAAGACTCAGATCCAGCAAAAAATCCAAGACAACGTTTAACAAGTAATTTTTCATCTTCTGTAATTTCATCTCCTTTCCACTGCTTGATATCGTTTTGCATGGAAATTTCAGTTGGCATCCAATTATTAGCACACCCTTTGAGGAATAAATCCCATGCATATTTATGCTTGTGCGGTAAGATTCTATTCACACCAGCGACGTTATCAGTAAGAAGTTGACCTGTTTTATTTTGACTCATAGTATTCATTCTATTATATAACGACACTTGATAAATGTCAAGATTAATTATTTTTTAAATATTTTAAAGAAAGTTGTCGAATTAAGAAGGCACAATGAGAAAATTAATAATAAAATAATTAAAAATGTATAAAAGGATTGATTGTCTTGTATTGGTGGTTCTTGTATTATGGATAATGGATAGCTTAATTGTGGCTCAGTTGCATTTTTATCTTCTATCTGTGTGGGTTGTAGCTTTTTTAGTTCTTTAACCACTTTTCTGGAGCAAGATCCAGTAAGTAGGGAGACATATACAGGTAACCAATACATATTAAATAATAAATAAATATGCCCAACAACCAGATTAACACCTGGAAGACCAAGGAGTATTTGTATTTCACTTTTTATCTTTTTACAGAGGTCAGGCATTGTATAATGAAGTCAAGATTAGTTACACATATTCTGTCTATATTGACGTTGCCCTTCTTGTTTGATATTCTAAATCCAGATTCCTTTTCTTCGTCAGTTAGTAAATAAGATATAAAGTCGTGAGCCCCATGCTTTTTTAACCATTCCCAATACAATGTTCTAGTCCCTTTCTTGCAAGAAAGTAAAACATCATCAAAGATGAAAGTCTTCCCATAAAGAGTCACATCCCTAAAGCAGGAAATTTCACTAGGCGGCTCAGAAAAAACCGAGTCGATTATTAATTTCATGTAAATGGTTACACATAAAACATGCAGCCACCTACGGAAATGGTGTTATCTTACTGGCAGCTTTCGCATGTGCCGCCATTTTTCATGGCTTCTATACTGCATGCATTTACGGTAGAATTATCTGAGGCTGTTGTTGATTCACTAGATTTTTCAATCTTTGATGCAGCCCTATTCCTTAGATAATATGTGGTTTTTAATCCTAGTTCCCAGCATTTCATATAAATATCATTTAAGTACTTAAGTGATGTGGACTTGTTGTATAAGTTGAAGCTGATAGCTTGGTCAATCCATTTTTGCCTGACCGCATTGCATTCAATTAATTTAATCATGTCTCTATCGAATGCTGTTTTATACTTATCTTTGATGTGCGCCGGTATGGAGCCATTAAGAAGCGAAAGGTCACCATCACAACTCTTTACGAGAGCTGCTGTCTCTGGATTCCATAGGCCGGCTTCTTTCATGTCGTTAACAAAGTGAGGGTTTGTAATGTAGAAGTTGCCACTTTTGTTTTCATAGACAAATAATACTGAGAAGTTGGGTTCTATGCTTTGCTCAACACCATTTATGTAGCCGATAGTAGCGGTAGGTGCGATAGCCATAACATTAGAATTTCTCATCCCTTGTTCAGCCACGGTAGACCTAAGGATTTTCCAGTCCTTACCCATAAACTGGCTATATTTAGAAATTTTTGTGTCAACCTCGGTCTTTCTGTAATCCATTAGGTTTTTATAGGAGTCTATTGGCATAATGCCTTGAGACCAAAGTGAGCCTTCGTAGCTGTTGTATTGACCTTTTTCCTTAGCTAGATTGGAGCTAGCTAAGATAGCATGATATGAGTAAAACTCAAACAGTCCATCATTGAATTCAATAGATTCATCACTGTCAATGGGTATATCCATTTTGTGTAGTACATCATGGATTGCCATCATGCCAAGTCCAATTGGCCTGTGGTTTAAGTTTGAATTTGCGGCTTCTTTTGTAGGATAAAAGTTAATATCAATAACATTATCCAACATTCTGATAGCAGTATGAATTGACTTTTTTAATTTACCATAATCAAGCGTGTAACTATTTTCGCCATGAGTCTGTTCTTCTTTTAAATGATTAAGTAAATTAATTGACCCTAGATTGCATACAGCTGTTTCACCAACCTCTACTTTTTCGCCCTCTTTATACTTAGAAGATTTTGTGTGCAATGTAATTTCTGTGCATAAATTTGAACTCTTTACAGTGCCCTCATGTTGGTTTGTATACCTAATGTTGCAAGGATCTTTGAATGTATTCCAAGGGTGCGAGGTCTCGAAGAGAACCTTTAACATCTTTTTCCATAAATCTTTTGCTGGAAGAACTCTGTAATTTTTAATCAAACCATCCTCTGCCATATCGCACAATTCATTGTATCGTTTATCAAAGTCTTCACCGTAAAGATCGTGTAGGGTGGTACCATCTTCTAGTGCTGTATCCTTAGGATCAAAATAATACCAAGCATCTTCGTTTTGAACGCGACGCATAAATTCATCGGGAACCCAAGATGCCGTGTTCATATCGTGACAACGCAGACGGTCATCCCCCGTGTTCCTGCGAAGGTTTAAAAAGTCCTCAAAGTCAAGATGCCAAGGTTCGAGATATGCACATCCAGCACCTGGACGCTTGCCGCCTTGATTTACAGCAACCAGAAGATCGTTGTAAATCTTTAACCAAGGAACAAGCCCACTTGAAATACCGTTTGTGCCCTCGATATGCGAGCCAGTAGAGCGAAAGGGTGTTACATCTAATCCAAGACCGCCCGCATACTTGCTTTTACGGGCCTCCTGCCAGGCGCCATCAAAGATACCATCAATACTGTCGTCAAAGGTATTAAGGTAGCAAGAACTTAATTGAGAGTGTGTGGTCCCGCTATTAAAAAGTGTTGGGGTTGATGGGGTATATAGTTGTTGACTAATTAATTCGTAAAACTCAATAGCTTTCTCGGTTTTATTATCTTCGTTTATAGACAGACCCATAGCCACCCTCATGAAGAAAGATTGTGGTGCCTCCATGATCTTATTGTCTAACCTAATAAAATATCTATCATAAAGAATTTGGACACCTAGGTATTTAAGGTTTTTATCTCGACTAATCTTCATAGCTTCAGATAAAGCTGGCAGATCAAAGTCTAGCAGTCTTGAGTCTAGACGGTTTTCTTTGACTAGTTTCTTTGTGTTTTGAATGAAACTTTTTCTATATTGTAATTTAAATGTGTCGGAGTCCACCCCTTCTTTAAAGACCTCTTTGTATAAAGTATTTAATAATAAACCAGCTGCAGCAAAAGAATAGTTTGGCTCTTTCTCGATCTTTTCTCTGGCTGAGAAAATAAGTGCTTGATCTATCTCCCTGGTTGTGATCTTGTCGAACAGTTGGAGCTGTGCGTCGAGCACTATTTCACTGGGTGATACATCCTCGATTCCTTCACAGGCTCTGAGTGAGCTGGCATTAATCTTATCTACTATAAAATCTTCTAATCTTCCGTTTCTCTTCTTTACTTTAATATTCATGCAATTTATTTACACGGGTGGTAAAACTCTTTTTAAAAAAATACAATTTAAGTCAACTTTTATAGAATACCACATTTTTTGGTGTAAAGCAATATTATAATTTAAGATAGTTATCAACAATGCTGTTTTGATAATAAAACAAAATCATTCTTGAACATTTTGGTGGCAAGATTTCCTAGTGTGCTCTTTCTTGACCATGATAATTCTAATTCAGCAAGGGTTGGGTCTCCACATAGTTTGTAATTATCTAGTGGTCTATAAAATTTTGGGTTAACGGCGAAAATAATATCACCAGATTTTGTTAAATATTTTTCTTCTTCCCCCTCCCCGTGTTTGATAAACTGTATGCCTGCTGCAGATAGGCAAATTTCCAAAAAATCTCTAACTGTATGTAGTTCCCCGCTGGACAGTATGTAATTTCTTGGCTGGTCTTGATTTAGCATCAACCAAACTCCATGAACAAAGTCCTCGGCATCGCTCCAGTCTCTTTGGGCATCTATGTTGCCTAGATAAAGTGGTTCGAACTTCTCTTTTTTATTGATGGATTTCTTTATTTTAGCTATGCCGTAAGAAATTTTTCGGGTCACAAAGTCTAGTCCGCGCCTTGGGCTTTCGTGATTGTATAGCCATGGCTGTATCGCGAACAGCCCGTATGACTCTCTGTACACTCTTACTATGTGTCTGGCTGCACATTTAGATGCTCCATATGGAGATTGCGGTTCTAGCGAACTGGTTTCGTCTTGCTTTAAGGTATTTGATTTCCCGAACTCTTCTGAGGAGCCTGCATTTAAGAACTTACATTCCGGATTGAATCTACGGATTGACTCTAATATATGTAGCACAGATGTAGAGTCTGTTTCCCATGTTTGTATTGGGTAATCCCAGCTACCTGCAACAAAAGATTGTGCCGCAAAATTAATAAAGTAGTCTGGTTGTAGGTCTATAACTATATCCCTGATGCTGTGAGCGTCATTTAAGTCCATATTTACCAGCTTGAATCTTTTTTCATTTTCAAGGTGCTGTATGTTTTCATGATTTTTGACACTGAGTCTTCTGATTGATCCAAATATATCATGTTCGGTTTCCCTGAGTAGGTAATCAACCATCAAGCTACCGTCTTGACCGGTGACCCCAGTGACTAGAACCTTGCTCATGCCGAAGTCCAGGATGTGGGGCAGAAGTTTTCTCTATTTGATCCGTAAGGGTCTAGCCAATTATTTGGATAGACAACCTCTTTATCTTCGTTTTTATTTAAGAATGCCCCCCACCAGCTAAATGTACTGTTGGCTATGATATTATTAGAACATTGAGACATTACTGAAAGATTATGAATAGGGCAATCGTTATCAACGAAGACTGCATTTGGTATGCCTATATTTTCTCTGCACCATTTTAAGTCGTCTGATAAAACATATATTTTACCAGATGGATTGATAATTTCAAGTGCTTTTTTGTAATAAGAGATATCTAGAACTGGGTGAGTGTCTTGATTTTGTAGATAATCACCCCTCCTGATGTGAAGAGAGCACGAGTCAGTAAAGTCATACTCGTTTATTTTCTGTAGATTTATAATGGATTTAATTTCTTTTCTGTGATTCCAGAAATATCTATAATTTTGCCAGTAACCGTTTAAAATGTAATCATATTCGTTGTTTACATCAAGCACCCTGAATCCCGATTTATCGTTAACTCTAACTAGTTTTGAGGTGGATAGTTTATTGTATGTGTATCCATCCAGTAGGTTAATCTGCTTACCTAATAATAAGGGTATGGAGAATTTTCTTGGAGAAAAGGATGGGTTTGAGGCTTGACTTCGGTAAGACGATATATCATAATGCACTTCACTTTTTTTAGAAAGTACATGTCCGTAGGCCCATTGGAATAGTTGGTTTCCTATGCCCGAATGAACCCTCATTACTACAATAGAGGTTCTTGCTGCAACTGCATCTTGGGTATCCATTACATTATTTATGTATGAAGTATACATCCTTTCTGTTATTTTCGTACTTCTTGAATTCGCTACACACTGGGTAGCCAATTATTTTTTGCTCAGTTTCAATGTACGACCTTAGTAGATATTGAAGCACCCACATGTCGGCATTGAACTCTGGCCGTCTCATTGCTGTCCTGACCTCCACAAATGAATTGTAGAATTTTTTCATCCTACTGAAAGACCCACCTATGACTCCCATGTTGATAAGCTCCCAACTATTTCCGTTTAAAATAAACAAAAAAGTATCACTCCAGTTGAATTTTCTGTGTACTTCTAAATAGGGAAACTCATTAATTAAGATAGAATCCCTGCAACAAAAATAATCAACCTTAGGGTAGGTCGAAACTAGGTCAGCCGGATCCCTAATTACCTTGACATCGGATATGTCATTGTGAAACACGACATCAGGCTCGTATTTTAAATTATTTAAATATTCACTAAAGCAAAAAAACCTAAAATCATTATTAGAGTATTCATTGACCTTAACCTTCTCGAAAGATATGTTATCAGTTGAGTACTCGTCCACAAAATCACCAGACAAGTTGTCGTGAAACACAACACACTTAATATTTTTATCTTTTACAGAGTTGTACCAACCCTCTATATACTCAAAGCTATTGTTCGCCACCTTCCCATTAGCCATCCTGCCAACTACGGCCGAATCTTGAGGGCTATTAGGGTGAATCTTCTCAGAGAAATAAGAGGTTAAAATTAATGATGTAACTTTTTTTCTTGACATTTTTAAAAAATCTGTTATAATCCTCAAAACAAGTTTTGAGGTTAATATTTATATTATATCTCACGATTCTAACGATAATCTTAATTATAATGTTGACAATACTATATATTATAATGTATACTATGCAAAAATTCAAATGATAAATCTCAAAAATGACAAAGACTTGGTGAAGAACATCAAGAAAGGTAAAAAAGTTGACGAAAGCTTATGCGAGTTAGTTAATCGCAATAGCGGAATCTTTATAAAGATGGTTAACAAATACTCAAATAAACATCAAAGGCTGGACTTAATCGGGGATAAAGAGTATTACATATACAAGGCTGCATTAAAGTACGATGAGTCTAAAAATGTAAAATTCTCAACACACCTAGGGGTTGAGTCTAAGTGGCTATGTATCAACAACTATAACCTCAATAAGAAAAGGAACGAGATAGACTTATCCGCCGTAGATAATTTCATTGAATCAGATAACTTAAAAGAGTCTATACAGTCCAAAGATTGCATAGAAAAGATACTTGAATTTACAGACTCCCATCCAGACAAAAGAGTTAGTAAAATCTTCGAACTAAGATACAGTGATGGTCACAATAATAAATTAAAACCCTGGAGCGAAATATGCAATGAAGTTGGGCTTAGTGTTCAAGGATCTATATTGGTTCACGACGAAGCAATCTCATCAATCAAAAGAAAACTAAAGAAAGAAATATAATATGGTAAATAAATTCATAGGCATAGGTCACCTGTGCGACAACCCCAAACTACAAGAATTCAATGATAGCAAGAAATGTTCATTTTCTATAGCGATCAACTCAACCAAGACTGAAGTCTTATTTTTAAATGTGGAGGCTTGGAATAAATTGTGCGATAATTGCTGCGAATACTTAACTAAAGGCTCGTGCGTTTACATCGAAGGCAAAGTCAAGTCCTCGAAATGGGAAGATAAATCCGGCAACAAGAGAACAAACTTTTTTGTAAGTGCTGAGATCGTAAGGTTTCTTCCTAATTCAAAAAGAGAAGATGAAAAAAAGGTAGAAAAACCTCAAGTTTCAACTAATATCTCTAATATAATAGGAGAAGAAGAACCACCATTTTAAAATGAGCAACATAATTTTTAGTGCCCCAATTAACTCTTTAAGCTTTGGTAATGTATCTTACAATATATTAAGAGAGCTTTTCGAACTCGGTGTAGATGTAGGCTTCTTTCCTATAGGTAAAGATTTAGACTTCTCCGCATTTGATAAAGCAACAGATGAATTTAAAGATTGGGTTAAGTCTAGCTATAATAATCGGTTCGAATACACAGACAGGTCTACACCTCATCTCAAGATGTGGCACATTAACGGATCTGAATCTTCAATCACAGGTAACAATTTCCTATATACATTCCACGAAACTAGCGAATCTACAAAAATAGAAAATAAAATCTGCAGTCTTCACAAGAAGGTTATATTTAGTAGCTCTTACTCAAAAGACATATTCCTAAAGTCATGCGGCAATGCTACTAATGTACCAATTGGATTAGATAAGGATTTCCATATTACCGACAAAGAGTACCTAAAAGGTAAGGTGCACTTCGGACTTATGGGTAAGTTTGAAAAAAGAAAACATACAGCCAGAATATTATCACACTGGGCTGACAGATTTGGTGACAACAATGATTACCAACTCACCTGTTGTATCAACAACTCATTCCTAGATGAAGAAGAAAACTACAAAAATATACTTGATGCCTTAAACAAAAAGAGATACAAAAACATCAATATACTTCCAAGGCTCAACACCAACAGTGAAGTGAATGAATATTTAAATTCAATTGATATAGATCTCAGTGGGTTAAGTGGTGCAGAGGGATGGAACCTGCCATCATTTAACTCTACCTGCTTAGGCAAATGGAGTATAGTCTTGAATTCAACAGCCCACAAGGACTGGGCGGACGAATCAAACTGTGTACTAGTGGAGCCCGACGGCCAAGAAGATTGCTATGATGGCTTATTCTTCAAGGAAGGCTTAAATTACAATCAAGGTCAAATTTATAGCTTCACAAAAGAGTCTTTTAATAATGCTATTGATAAAGCATTGGACCTATGTAAAGAAAAAAATAAAAATGGAATTGACTTATCAAAGAAATTTACTTATAATAATACAGTAAAGGAAATATTAAAAATAATAAAATTATGAATACTAGGTTAGAAGGAAATACTATATTGTTGTGTTGTGGCAAAAATCGTTGCCCATCTATATCTAAAGACATCGAAGATAAAAATTCTTTTCTTATCAAAGATGACTTTGGTGGTGTTGTTAAGCTAGAAAAAGACCAACTTCTAGCTATTAAAGAAGCACTAGAAAGGATTGATGATATCTGAAATCCTGGCTAGCATAGGTCTAATGTGGATTCTGAAACACGGATCCATATTAGACCCGCTTCGGAACCTCTTAGTGAAACTCCACCCTAAAATCAATGAGCTATTTAAATGCAGTATGTGTTTAGGCTTTTGGTCAGGTTTAGCTGTAGCATTATTTTCTTATAGTTTGAATAAAAATCAAGAAATTTTCTTACTACCCCTTGCTTCTTCAGGATTATCATGGTTAATGGATAGCCTGCTAGACCTAATACAGACTTCCTGTAACAAGATAGAAGGTAAATAATTATGCCAATGTATATATTCCAACATCCCAAAACAGAAGAGTATACAGAAGTTTTTTTCGGCATGAACGATGAAAAGAAATACACAGATGATGACGGCACTGAATGGAAGAGGGTCTATACTACCTCCCAATTGTCAGTTGATGCCAAAGTCGACCCATGGGACAATGCGGATTTCGTCAACAAGACAGGCAATAAAAAAGGCACAGTCGGAGACATGTTAAACCTAAGCAGTGAACTTTCAGAGAAAAGAGCTAAAGAAAGCGGGGGAGTAGATCCACTCAAGAAAAAATATTACGACAACTACTCGAAACAAAGAGGCGGAGCGAAACACATGGACCAAATGAAAAAAACATACGAAGATAAAAATATAAAAATCGATTTCTCATGAGCATACAAATATATAAACCCAATAAAGCAAACAACGGATTTGCATTCAATTTCTCGATAGGTATCGACAAAAAGAACAACGAGCCAGTATTATACATATCTGCAATCGCCCAGTATTCCTGGGACGACAACAAAAGACTCGGCTCCTTTATGGAGAACAAAGAGAATCCCGATAAAAATATTAATTTAAAATTTAATGAATTTGAATGTGGGTCAATCATTGACTGCCTAAACAGAAGGTACGAATACAGTACATTCCACCAATTCGAAAAGAACAAAACCACTATCAAATTTTCTCCCTGGGACAAGCCGGTTAAATCCAAAAAGTTTAATTCAGCTAAAAAGTCCTACGAAGAGTACGAATTTATCTCGCCTTGCTTCGGCCTGTCAATTACCAAGAATGGAAATAATACATTCAAAATTCCACTCGAACCAGGGGAGGTAACATGTTTAAAAGAGTATATTAGATCAGTCATTAAGTCAATCTACTCGCAAAGAAACAGGAACAGATTAAAAGATTACTATAGTTCTCAGTCAGGCAATGAAAATTGTCCTATATGAATAAAAAGAAAAAATTAAAAGTTTTATTCCATAGTAATTATAGTAAAGCCTACACAGGCTTTGGTAAAAACTCAAGGAACATACTTAAACACCTATTTAATACAGGTAAATATGAAATTATAGAAGCAGCGAACGGCTTCTCTAAATCCGTCCCATCTTTGAAAAAGATGCCCTGGACATGTATAGGCACAATGCCTAACGATCCAGCAAAAGTCAAGGCCATCAAGCAGGACCCCAATCTGCATAGATCAGCACAGTACGGTGCAGAGCTTATCGATGATATTATATCCGACCACAAACCAGATGTATACATAGGGGCAGAAGACATATGGGCTTTCAGGAATTTCTGGTCAAAGAAATGGTGGTCTAATATAAATTGTATGATCTGGACAACCCTAGACTCGGAGCCCATCCTACCTCTCGCACTTGAAGCTGCTAAAAAAGTAGACAACTATTATGTTTGGTCTTCATTTGCCGAACGAGAGATGGGTAAACTTGGACACGATCACATACAAACACTGCACGGTGCAGTAGATACAGAAAACTTCTTTAAAATGACCGACGAATACAAGGGTCATTTAAGAAAAAGGTTTGCTATAGACAGTGACGAATTCATTATTGGTTTCGTTTTCAGAAACCAACTAAGAAAAAGTGTGCCAAACTTAATTGATGGTTATCGCCTGTTTAAGCAAGAGAATCCACAAGCCAAAGCAAAACTCTTACTGCATACATCTTGGGCAGAAGGATGGGATATACCAAGACTACTAAAAGAAAAAGGTATACCTCTATCAGATGTGCTTACTACATACTATTGCAGTAACTGTAAAAATTATCATGTAGCACAATTTTTCGGAGAGTCACAGAACTGTCCTTACTGTAAATCACCCAAGACCTTCACCACAACAAACACCAAAGATGGAGTCAGTGAGTTCCAGCTTAATGAAGTTTATAATCTCATGGATGTTTACTGTCATCCGTTTACCAGCGGCGGGCAAGAGCTTCCATTACAAGAAGCAAAATTATGCGAACTAATCACACTAACAACCAACTATTCTTGCGGTGAAGATTCGTGCTGTGAAGGCAGTGGTGGCTTACCGCTTGACTGGAATGAGTACAGGGAACCCGGAACACAATTCATTAAGGCCAGCACCGATCCTAAATCTATATGCAATCAAATATCTACTGTCTATGAAATGTCCAAAGAAGAGAGGGCTGAAACCGGCAAGGAAGCCCGAGATTATGTTGTTTCAAACTATTCCATAGAAGTTATTGGTAAAAAAATAGAATCAATTCTAGACGGCTTCAAGAAGGTTAAATGGGATTTTGACTTAACAGAGGAAGAAAGAGATCCAGAATATATTCCGCCAGCAATCGAGAAAGATGAAGATTGGTTAATGGATGTATATAAAAATGCCTTAAAGGTTGATGTTGACGAAGAAAACGAAGGATTAAAATACTGGGTCCAACAATTACAGTCACAGAAATCAAGAGAAGAGGTTCTTAAGCATTTCCACAAGATAGCTCAGAAAGAAAATAACGAAAACACCTCTGTTGATATCGCTGAAAAACTAGACGGAGATGACCCAAGCAAGAGAATCATTATAGTTGCCGAAGAAGGCTCTGAGGATATTATATTAATCAATAGTTTCCTAGAAAACCTCCACAATTTATACAAAGACTGCGATATTTATGTAGCAACCAACCCAGTATACTTTCAATTAATTGAGGACAACCCATATTGCCACAAGGTCTTACCCTACACAAAAGATATGGAAAACAATCTATTACTAGAAGGGCATAGTTCCCACGAGGGTTACTTCAAGATAGCACTATACCCTACTTCGTCCACACAAAAGCTAAGTAATTATTTCCACAACGGTCAAGACAGGAATGTCTTTAATATATTATGAGCCACATTATAGAGGAATACAGTAAAGCACTTGGTGTGAAACCAGGCAAACCTGTACTTGATGAACACTTCTTCCCCATTGCATGCGATAAGTACATCACCACAGATTTTGACATATCAGATGGGTCAGATAAATACAGTCACTGGATTAATGTCATAGATAAAATTAAAAAATTCTATCCTGATTTAAAAGTTATAGATATTACTAGTGGTAGGTCTAAAGCTGCTGACTATGCCAACTTGTGTTGCATGGATAATTGCACATACAAGCAAATTTGTTATATAATATCCAAGTCTTCTGTTCATTTATGCAATAACTTATACTCCTCTCACATAGCTTCTCATTATAATGTTCCTGTTGTGTGTTTGTTTGGCTCCCTATTACCTGAGAATAATAAGCCGATTTTTTCTGAGAATATAGACTGCCTTACTCCTGATACAGATTTAAAGCCTAGTTTCTCCACATATGATCCACATCAGATCATTGATTTAATCAAGCCTGAAGATGTCGCTCAAAGAGTTATGCATCATCTATCAATAGATAATGACCTTTCTGATTACAAGACACTGCATATTGGCCCATACTTCCACAACAAAGTGCTTGAGGTTGTCCCCGACTTTAGTCCCGACACCCACTATGCCCCAAAAAGAATAATCAATTTAAGGTGCGACTATGCCCCTAGTAATGAATTTGTAGAGGACTGGCTGAAGTACAAATGCAACCTTATGATAGATAGGGCACTCGACCCCGAAATTATAAAGAAACATATCCACAACATCTCTGGCATGACAATATTCTGTGGCGACAAAACAATCAACACAGCATACATAAGATCACTAGAGATATACAATATAAAATTCAACCTAATATACAAAAAGAAAATAGGAATAAATAAAATAAGATTAAAATTTTTCGATTGGATTGTTGATGAATATATAATCAAAACCAAAAAAGATCTTGACTTTATAGATGAACTATGCGATAATTCATTCTATGATTCGAATAAAAAACTCATCTCTCAAGGCAGAGAGTTCAGTAGTAAAGCTCACTGGAAATATAGAAACAGTGAAGAATCATGCAGTGAAATTATTGACGAACCAGAATTCTGGGAAGAAATAGAACACATGTACATCTATAATTATGACAGAAAAAACAAAGATTCAAGAAAAACTAGCTAAATCTAAAGTTAAACAAGCTAATAACAAGGGGCCCGCAATTTATCAAAGGGATGATAACGGTTTGCTTTGCAATACTCAATACGAGTTCAACGATGACGGCTCCATCAACTGGAGAGCCATGATTAAGGAGGAGCATCTGTTCCCTAATAAGTCTTGGTTTGAGTCGAGAGGTAAAGATTGCCCACGAACCATAGAGGGCCTCGCTGACCACCAACTTCTAATCAAACTAGCAGGTATCAAAGAGCTTGCAAAACTTAGAGGCTTTAAAGATGTAAGCTACGAAACAGTAAAATGCGATGAAGGTCATGTAGCAGTTTGTTGCAATATTACATTTATACCCAACTACGAGACGGGCTCCGAACCTGTTACATTTCAAGACATGGCTAACGCCACCTTAAACAACACAAGCAGCTTTGCGACTAAATTTCTAGAGACTATAGCTTGCAATAGAGCATTTGTTAGATGTGTTAGAAACTTTCTTAATGTCCATATCGTTGGTGACGACGAGATAGATAAATCCTCACCAAACTCTAGACCCACAAATAAAGGTGGCTCAGTACAAACTAATCCGTTTAGCCCCTCTACTACATTACGGAAGAAAGCTGAGTCATCACTTGGGTGCAACTCGTTTGAAGACTTTAAGGGCCACATCAGAAATTGGTGGAGAGATAAAGTTGACGGCATTTATCAAAACGATAGTATATCAAACTGGACTTCATGGGAAGACATCTCTGAAAAAGATGCCAGAATGCTTATAGGTATTATCTCTAATCAATAGATTAAGAATACATCAGCTCTGACCCTTGATTTGTCGTATACTTCTGAAAGTATGTATTCATGTAAATACATTTGGTCAGCATATCTTCTATCTAATTGCTCCCTTCTTACCTCAAACACTCCTAAAACTTCATAGCCAAAATAATATACTATCTTAAAGTAAGGTGGCAATTCTTCTGTATAAAAAGCCATCTTAATAGTTTGTTGTATAACTCCTCCCGATTCATCCAGAACTTCTTGAAAATCTAGCTCTATATTATCTTTTTGATCCTCTATTCTTCTTTCTGTAAATATTACAGGTGATACTGGGTTTTCTAATTTTAGATTTTCTTCTATCTCTCTGAATTTTTCTGGGTTATATTGAGATGCTTCTATTTTGTATGTCGTATTGGATTCTTCTACAATATTCAATACCCTATATGTCTTAGGTTTTGCCAAGTTAACCGCATCCTCTATAATAAAAGACTTATTTACAATGTCTCTATATCTAGTTAGAGTTAATTCTTCATCTAATTTTCTTTCTAGAAGATAACCATGTTTTTGGTTAGGCCCTATTGATATCCATTTAGCATGTTTGTTATTATTTAAAGAACCTTTTATCGCTAAAAACCCACCATGCTCTACTTGATTCAACGAGTTTACTTGATTAGATGCTTCTGATTCTGTTGGGTGCTGAGATACTACATTACCTTCTGCATCCTTAATAAGATAAACTTCTCCATCTTGTTCAACTGTATACCTCAAATTATCCAACTGATTTACATTAGATGGGACTGGATCTGTACTAAAGAAATCTAAATCCTCAGAACTAGACTCGAACCCTGAGTATTCAGGCATCCAATTAAAATATGTAATCTCTGGATTTACTGACTTAGGAAGCAACCATTCGTAGCCAAGTATATCAGAGTTATCATTATCAAAGCCACCCATCCATGCAACAACATCATCGTCTTGAGGCATAGCTATTTTTGATATATAACTTTCAGTATCAGAAGTTATCGACGCAAGCTCCCCTCCTCTAAATTGTGCATCCTTTATTGCTTCCTTGAATGTAAATTCGCCTGGAATATATTCATATATATTAGCTATTACAGTAAGTTTTTCCTTATTCTCAGATAGCCCTACAACCCTTAACTCTGTAAACTGAGTTTTTCTCATGTTAGATATGGTATCATCATCAGCTTCACCAAGAACTGCAACAAGATCTAAAGATTGCATCGTCTCATACTCTGACAAATCGTATACTTTTATATTTTTCCAGGAGGAGTCTTCAGCTGGATTTATATAAGATGGTATAGGGTAATCAATATATATATTCATCAACTTGCCACCTTCTTCAAATCTAACATTTTTAATTTTTCCAGAAAATCTTCCAACAGTTCTCTTGTTATCTAAAACTTCTATAATATCACCCGGTCTTAAATAAGCACCCACTGTATCAGTTTTAAACTGCACCATTTCTGTTTCTAAATTATCTGTTTTAGTTATAAACTGAGCGGCCCTTTTAGCTTGACCTCTAGAGGTTATACCAAATCCATCTATATTTTGGTCATTAATATTGTTCTGTATGACAAATTCTCTTTCTTCCGAAACTTCTATCTTGGGTTTAAACTCATTAAATTTATCAAGGAATCTCATTTTGCAAATATTATTCCTTTCCACTTTAGATGTGCTCTTATAAGAAAACCCCTCCTTTGATATATTAGTATTGTTGAAAAACATTAAAGCTTCCTTCTCTTGGTCTTGAAAAAAGTTAACCGCCCCTGCAGACCAATATATATAAGTTCTAAAAATAGCAGCAAACTCATTTATGATCTTAAATGCATTTTGTTCTTGCATGATTAATGCGTTGACAGTATATCTAGGTTCCACTATAGGGTGATCAAACTCAGTGACACAATAACCAGCTTCATACTGAACTTCTTCATCTAATTGTAATGCAAAAACAGAGTCCCCTCCTTCTAGGCTAGTAAAGTATTCCCTATATACTCTAACTATTTTTCTTCTGTCATATTTATTGTTTTCTTCAAAAAAGCCACCATTATTATCTGCATAATACATCGCTATACTGGTTTGTATATTACCTAATTCTTGCAGGAAAGTAATAAAATTATTATTAAAATCGGATGGCTCAAATATTATTACAGTTTTATCATTAAGGGGGCTAATCTTAAAAAATCTTTTTTGATATTTCGGGGTGTATCCAGTTGGGATGAACTCGTCACAGTATTTAGCAACCTTATACAATGTCCACTTATCTATATTTTCATATTTAATTCCGAATTTCCCACCACCATAAGACTTATTAGACATCAAATCATGCAAACACCAAGCCGGATTATCAGCCCATGATTTCTCTTCTTCGGGCACATATCCAGTATCAAAATCTTCCCCCTTAAATAAGCCATTCCAATTACCCCTATAAACCTTTGTCTCAGGATTGTAATTAGATGGTATAGCTACTTTTTTCATCTTGATATGATATTTTCTATTTGGCACACTACTGCCTATATCCCTAGCATTAACTCTTGTACCAACCACAACAGAGTTTGGGTAATTAAGTCTTGTAGGAGTTATTTCCGTAATCGAACTTAATAACATTTTCTGCTTATATCTGTAGACTTGCTCTCCTTCTTCAACAGGGTTGCGCTCTCTGTTGAGCCTGTAGACCTTAATGATCCTATCTTTATTATTAGGGTTTGGGGGTAAAAATATTTTCACATCCTTCCTATATGAAGATGTTACTATTCCATAGAAATAAACATCAGTGCTGTATAGTTCCTCTCCAACATTTCCATACCTAATTCTAAACTTCGCCCTATTTGGCCACAACTCTCCAGAATTTTCTATCCTGGTTCCTATTTTAAATTTAGTTGATTTGCTACCTATCAAGGCTGCACCAATACCAATTATAGCAATCAAACCGACAAACGCAAAAAAGCCAAAATTGAATACCGGAATAATTACAGCTATACCAAAAGAGCCAAGAACACCCGCAAGCTGCACAGCCAAAAATACAGCAAAAATTAACCACATTATCATCCCTATTTTATATTCAATCTCAACTTCATCACCTGGATATATGAAAAACAATTGATCCATCTGTAGTCCCACGTAAAGCTGTTCTACCAAGGGGTTCACTACAGTGTGAGTAATAGGATGCTCCTCTTCTTTTATTGTTGAAGTTAATTGACTTGCTACACTAGCTATAGAGTAAAACTTATCAGCTATATTTAAGTACCTAGTTTTTGATAATTTATCACTTTCTTCATCAGCTTGTAATCTAGTTATAACAAAAGATTCGCCAATCTTTTCCCAAAAAACCCACTTAACCAGAAAACTGTGATCAAAGTTTCTTTCTCTCTCTTGAATCTTTACATAAAGATTTCCATTAAATGTTCCATATCCAGTGATTGCCAATTTCTCTGTATTAGTAAAAGATTTATATATCTTAAAGCTATCTCCGTGTTGAGGTAGGTATGTAAATTCTTCGTCGACCCTAACTTCTCCTACTTGGTTCCCTTCTGGATCTAAAGCTTTATAGCCTAATATATTTCTTACCTCTCCGCTTAGTTCTATTTGGAAACCAGCATAATAATCATCATTACTGTTAGTTAAATTTGTCTTAAACACCATTCTCCCGGCTGTAGAAAACTCCTCACCACTATCTTGATTCGTATAAGAATCATCAATAACACCCTCCTGTTCCCACCTGCTATTTACTTGATTAAATACATATTCAGATTCGCTAAAAAATACATTTTGTTTATCTGTTTCTGTTGCAGTCCTCACATTCACACCACTTCCGGATGTTACCTGTATAAAGTCTTCGAGCGGTGCGATATCTGAATTTATTAAAATGTTTACATTTCCAGAATTTTTCTTTTTTTCTTCGTTTATGAATTTTTTAAATTCATCTATAGCTTGAGCCTCTGTGTTATTTTGTCCATAAAAATAATCTTTACTGTATGTTTCGTCAGCAACCTCCTGTATTACAGATGTATTCCCATACATATTACTAATATATTCTCCCTTGCTGTCCTGTATTAAACCGGTTGGGTCATCAAGAGAAAAGGGTATATAAATTTCATCGGGAGATTTAATTAATATCTGTTCCCATAATTCAGGCTTAGAGTTTGGTGTTATATCGTGAACTTCCTTTTTTACTACCGAACTAATATAAGAAGTGTGTTGAGATATTTTTTCATTATAAAAATCTGTAGTGTTTATCTTTTTTAAACTATCTACGGCATTTTGTAAAATATAATGGAAATCCAAAGATACACTCGGTCCTGCTCCAGGTGTTGTTTGCATTGTTAAGATTTGGAGGCCCATATAACCTAATGCAGAGCCCTCAATTTGCCTATCAGGAGCACTACCTGTAA